GGCCGGGGCGCTGGGCTGCTGGTCCCGCAACCGGCCCCCCTCGGCCGCGCCCGCCAGCCGAGGCAGCGGTACTGCGGGCGCGCCGGCCGGCCCCGACTGCCGAGGCGCAGACGGCGCGGTGGCGATGACGGGCAGCGCGGCCGGCGACTGGGCGGCCGGCAGGACGGCGCCGGGCGCCTGCGGTGCCGCCGCGCCGGGCCCGTCGAGAACCGACGCGACCTCAGCCCGCGCCGCGTCTGGCAAGCCGGGCGACGGCTCCGGCACAGGGTGCGGCGCCACGGGGGTCTGCGGCGCCGCGCGCAGTGCCGCGAAACCCTGAGTGACGATGCCGCCAAGCGCGAAAATCTGATCCGCCGCCGCCGCGACCGCGCCCTCGACATCGGCCATCAGCAGCGCGTAGCCGACCGCCGCCCCGTCGTCGGGCACCGCGTCGGCGGCGCGCGCATCGGTCATGCCTGCTGCTCCCAGCTCATCGTGTTGAAGTCGAATCTGTGCCCCGCCAGCGTCGCGAGCGCGATCACCCAGGCGGCGCGTTCATCGGGATCGAGCGCGAAGGCGACATCGAACGGCACCCCGTTGCGGACCAGGAACAGGCTGTCCACCAGATCGGGGTGCCGGCTCAGTTTTTTGCGTCGACCCTCGGCTGTCCGGCGGCGGCGTTCGTCAGCTGGACCGAAGCGGCAGCAAGACCCGCGTCGCCAAGCCGCGCGACCAGCGCCTCCACCTGGGCCTCGCTGGCCGGCTGCGGCACGGGCACGTCGTCGATGGCGGCAATGCTGAAGGCCAGCGTCGCCATGCCCATCCAACCCGCATTGCCGGACAGCGCAGGGCCCGCGGCCTTGAACACCCGCAGCCGGTCCAGCGCCGTCAGCCTGCGCACCTGCAACCGGCGGCCGAGCGCATCCACCACCTCGCTCGCCGCGCCGGCCGCCGCCACCAGGCGGACGGAGGGCGTCTCGCTCACAGGCGGGTCCGCGTGGCGGCGAAGAACTCCAGGCGCTGCTTCACGCTCGCATCACCCCGCCACACGCCGGCATGGGCGAGCTTGAAGACGACACTCTGGAACTGATACGTGCTGGTGCTGCCGTCCGTCTCGTTGATATACTGATACAGCGTCGACAGGGCGAGCGCGGCGCCGGCGTAGAAGCCCGCCTCCAGCGCGGCGATGAAATCCTCCGCCACGGAGGAGCCCCGTTCCAGCTCGAAGCTTCCGTCCCAGCCCTTCGGCAGTTCCGCCGCGAGCTGCACGCCGTCGATCCGGTTGACGCGCACCGGCGCCGTCACCTGCCGGCTCTCGAAGGCCGTGACGTGGCTGAGATCGACGCGGCCGGATGGAGCGATCACCACCAGCTGGCAATCGCGCCCGACCGAAAAGGCGTTGGTTGTCGTTCCAGACATGTTTGTGTCCTCGCGGGGCTGGGATCAGGCCGACAGGGAGCCGGGCGTGCCGGGCAAGGTCTGGCGCTGCACCTGAACCGTCTGCCCGCCCTCCATGTTCACGATGAACTTCTCGTTGATCGCCTGGTACTGGATTTGCGCGTCCGACTGCACATAGCCGAGCCCGGTGCGCGAAGCCGGATTGTTGCTGATATTGCACACCACGCTGAACGGCACATTGCCGTCGGTGCTGCCCAGCAGGCCCTGCTGCAACATGCCCTGCAGGAAGGCAAGCTGCGTCGCGCGGATGCGGCGGAACAGGTTCGCGCTGATCACCCCGCCCACATACTGGCCCATGCCGGCCGCCAGGGTGCTCGCGATGTAATTCGTCATGCGCGTGTAGTTGTCGCCGTTGATGGCGGCGTTGCTGCTGGAGTTGTGGCCGCCGCGCACGCCCCAGAAATACCCCGCGGGCTGCGGGTTGGAGATGACGTCGATCCCCGCCTGCAACAGCACCGCGAGATCGGCCGCCGAGTACGTGGTGGACTGGCCACTGCCCGGCTGCCCGGAGTGCTGCGAGCCGACCACCGAGAACAGCGGCTTGTTGAGGCTGCTCTGCTCCGGCGAGAGGTTCGCGAGGCGCCCAGCGACGAAACCCTGCGGACTGACGACGCGGGTCACGCCGTTCACCTGGTCGTTCCACCAGATCCAGTCGCCGAACATCAGCTTGGCGGCGAACGTGTCCAGGCCCGCCGCCTGCTTCGTGGTCACCGCGTTGCCGATCGTATCGCCGGCCGGACCAGTCAGGATCATGTAGATCCCTTCCTGCAAGCCGAACTGTGCCTGCGTCGTCCACTGGGTCGGGTCGTCCGTGTCGGCCAGCGCGGCAATGCTGCAGCCCTGGCCGCGCAGCGCATACATCCCCTGGCGCGGCGGCGTGTCGATGCCGACCAGCGTCGCCGCCGTCACGTTCGCGGCGCCGTCGCTGCCGGCGCTGCCGTTGGCGAAGCTCGCGGACAGCGCCTGCGGCGCCGCGGCACTGTTGCCGGGGTTGACGACAACCAGCTGCGACGCGCCGCGCTGCAGCCCCTGCCCCTGGTTCACCGCCGACGCAAGCGCCGCCCAGAACCCGGCGCCCGCACCCTGGATGTTGTCGTAAACCTCGGGCGGCAGGCCGGGCAGCGCCACGGTGAACCGCCAGCTTCCCGCGCGGCTGCCGCTGCCGAGGGTCACGGAGATCTGGTTGCCCAGCGTTCCGGTATGCAGCGCCGTCAGCACCACGCTGGTGTTGGGCAGCGTCAGGCTGGCGGCCGTGTCGGTGCCGTCGGTCACGCGCACGCAGCGGAAATTGGCCGCGCCCTGCTGGACGGCGCACGCCACGATCGTGCCCATGTCGAATTTTCGGGCGTTCACCGACCCGAAAATCTGCGCGTAATCCGCCATCGTGGCGATGATCGCCGGCTGTCCGACAGGCCCCCAGTTCGCGGTGCCGACCACGCCCACCACGTCGGTGGGAACGCCGTTCAGCAGCAGATTCTGCGGCGGGACAATCTGCACATAAAGGTCGGGCACCACCAGCGCGGTGGTGTTGATGCTACCCTGTTGCACGATCGGCATGGTTTCAGCCCCCCTTGCCCGAGGCCAGCACGCGCACCACGCAGGCGGCGTGCTCGCCGGCCAGCACCCGCGCGATCTCGCCCGCGTCGTTGATCACGTCGCCCCGCGCGTGCGTCCCGAAGGCGCGCACGACGACCAGCTTGATGTCCATGGTCTCTCCGTTCGGATCAGGGGGGAGGAGGGTCAGCTCAGCCGCGTGGCGACCAGCACGCCGTCGCCGGCGACGCGCGTATCGCCAAAAATCATCCGCGGCAGCGGCGCCTCGATAGTCGTTGCGTAGTCGACGCTGTAGATCAGGTCGCGGCGATACAGGGCGGCGTCCTCGGCCCGGTCGCTGCTGGATGTGCCGAGGAAGCGGATGCGCCCGGCCATGCCGTCCGGCAGGCCCAGGAAATCATAGGTGGACAGCGCCTGATCGATCAGCCCGGCGACCGTGTCCCGGGTCGCGGGATCGGGACACCAGCACACCACGCGGAACGCCTGCAGCTGCCGCCGCGTCTCGCGCACGCTGGGCTGGTCGGCCTCCACGCGCGCGATGACGGCGACGCCAGGCGGCAGGGTGATCGCGGCGCCGCTCACGCTCACGCCGTGCAGGCACGCCAACGCGTTGCCGAGAGCGGCGGCCACCGTTTGCGGCGTGTCGCCCGCCACGGTGCGATGCACCGCGCCCAACGTGCCAACCTTGAGTCCGGCCAGTTGCCCGGGGCCGGCGATTCCTGAAACGGTCACCACGGCGCCCGCGACACCGAGCGCGAGCGTCACCGGCACGGTGCGCAAGGCACGCCATTCATCGGGATAGCGCGTGGTGGTGCGCTGGCCGTTGGTCTCGCCGGCAACCGTCACGGTCACCCGGCCCGCCAGCAGGTCGGCGTCCAGCGTCGCCGCGACCGGCCAGCCGCGATGGACGATGCACGTCACACCCGTCGCGCTCGCACTCGCGCAGCCCAGGGGATAGAGCACGCCGGACACAATCGCGGCCAGCACCTGCTCCACGTCGCTCTGGTCGGCCATCAGGTTGCGGTCTGGCGCGCGAACAGCCGCCAGCCAAGATCGGAGGATTCGGCGGACGATACGATACCCGCACGGCCCAGGTCGTCGGTGACAAGGTCGCCCGAGCGCAGGATCACGTTGGCCGGCAGCGGCGGCAGCAGAATGCTCCAGCCCTCCAGCGGCACGTCGGCGGGCAGGTCGGCGCGATCCAGGCCGTAGCCGTGCGCGACCACGCTGGCCGGCCAGCCGGCAAGCACGGTCACGGCGCTTGCCCGTTGCAGTCCGCCATAGCCTGCAAGGCCCGCCGCGCCAGTCACCGGCACGCGTGAGACGCCGATCACGCGCGTTGCCTTCACGCACAGCACCGGCAGCAGCGGCGACTGGTTCGCCACGAACCAGGTCAGCTGCGGCCCGACCAGGTAATCACCGGGCCGCGTATAGGCGGCATCGACGACGCCCTCGTACAGCGGATGGCCGAACAGCGCCGAACGGCCGGCACTCGGCGTGAACAGGGCCGGCATCGTCATGATCGCGTTGCCGCTGCCGGTCGGCGAAAGCGGCGTGCGCGGGCGGAACAAAGTGTGCAGCGCACCCACGCGGAAGGCGGCCAGGCCGCGTCCCCGCTGCACCATGTCGTCGATGCGATCGTAATCCGGCATCACACCACCAGGCTCAGCGTGCCGTCATTCAGATAGGGGCCGGGCGGCACGCCCAGAAACCCGCACAGGCGGCGGCGCCAGCCGTCGAACAGGCGCGTGCGCTCGGCGACCTCGCGCGGGTTGCGGGTCCAGACCGCGGCCTGCTCGGTATCCAGCCGTTGCGCCGTCCCGGTCACATCGGTCTCGAGCGAGTGCAGCTGCGAAAGATAGCTGCGCACCACCGTCTCCTCGACGGAGGCCAGATTCTGCATACGGTATTCCAGCAGCCCGTACGCCTGGAAAAAGCGCCAGCCCTGAAAGCCCGCCGCGCCGGCGCCATAGGCGGGATAGCCGCAGAAGCGCCTTATGTCGGTGAGTTCGTTCGGAAGAAAGGACATGCGCGCTCCTGCGATTGGACGAGAGCAGGTGTCCGCATCCACCCCTTCCGCATGGAAAGGGTGGATGCGGCAACAATCGATCAGCCGATGTGTTCGATCAGCACGGCGCGCTTGTAGGTGGCGTTCGACGCGGTCGCGACCGTCGTCGGATTGGTCGTCACGTCGGACGGAACGCAGAAGCCGCCCATCCAGTACCAGCTTTGCGCGATGATCTGCTGCAGCCGGTCGATCGGCTCGCGCGTCACCATGGCCACGTCATCAACCATGGTCACGATGCTGCCGGGCGGCCGCACGTCGTCCGCCGCCATGCCGGCATAATCGCCCTCGATCAGCGCGCCCTTGCCGCACACGATCGGGCGGCGGACCATCGCGCCGCTCACGCCGGAGAACGGCTGCACAAACGCCTCGGTCGTGGGAATGAAGCGCAGGCCCAGGAAGTCGTTGACCATGCCGCGCTTGAACACCTGGTTGGCGCTGGTCGCGCCGGTGAACAGCTGCCGGAACGCCTGATCGCCGAACAGCTGTCGGGCGCTGACCGGATCGAGATAGCAGTTGAACGCGCCGTCGATTTCCGGAACCGCGTTCTGCCGCAGGATCGCCACGGCGTTCAGCAGCGTGCTCATGTCCAGCTGATCGGATGCGGTCAGCTGCGAGGTGTTCGCACGCGCGTTCGGCCGCGCGATCGCGGGGGCAGTCGTCGCGGCCACGGTGTTGTTGAGGGCGCCGTCAGCCACGCTTACGCTGCCGCTGAAGGTGAGCGTTCCGCTGATCCCGCCGGGCGCGCTCGAGGTGCTGGAGGCGTCTGCGCTGACGGCAGTGAGCATGTAGTTCGCCTGATCGCCGTTGATCGTCACCGCCAGCGGATTGGTGGCGCTGACCGGGGTCGGCACGCCGTTTTGATACACGAACTGAAAGCCGCGGATATCGTCCACCAGAATCGTCGACGCGGCCGAGGTCAGGGCGCTCCGCACGCGTGTGTTGCCGCCGAGATACGCGGCGAACAGCGCGTTGCGGGCCAGCTCGTCCAGGCTGCGCGCCGCCTGTTCGCCGTTGATCGCCGCGTTCAGCAGGAACTGATCGGCGATGCCGACGCGGCTGGTCACCATGTTGAGGTCGGTGGTCGCCGCGTAATGGTTTATCGTCAGCGTGTACTGCTCGACCGGGAAATACGCCGGCGCCAACCCGTTATCCAGGTTGGTGTTCGTGGACGGCGCGAGCGGCGTGGTCACGCTCGGCTTCAGGCCGGCGCGGGTCTTGGTCAGGGTTTCACCGATGCCGACGGGGATCTTCTCGCGGTCCGCGCAGGCCCGGTAGCCGAGGCGCGACTGCAGCGCGTGCTCGAACTCGCGTTCGAGGAAACCCTGCTGGATGATCGCCTGCAGGCTGACGGGAAAGTTCTGAATACCCATGCGGCGGTGTCCTTGTCGGAAGTTTGGGTCGTTACTGTTCGATGATGGCCGGAGCTGATCCGGCCATCGGCTGCCAGCGGACGGAGGTGCGGCAGATGCAAACGCTGCCCGGATCAGGGCCGGGCAGGACGAGGTAGCCCTTGGCGACGACGCCACGGCGCGATGGCACGACGAACGGCCAAGGCATGTTCAGCCTGGCTGTATCGGTCCCGGTCCCGGTCCCAGTCCCAGTCCTAGTCCCGGTCTGGCCGAGGTTACGCTACAGCCGGCGCACCATTTCCCGGCGTGCCGCCTGCCATTCCTCGTAGTTCATGTCCTGGGCCCGGCGGGCCTTCGGCGCCTGGGCGGGCGGAGCCGCGGCGGCGCTCGACGTCGAAGCGCCGCCGGCGCCGGACAGGCCGAACAGCCATGGCTTCGCGCGCTTCAGCTGGGCCATGACCTGCGCGCCACCGGCGACCTCGCCCTGATCGTCCAGCTCCACGCCGGTGGCGTCGATCAGCTTCAGCCCGTCCAGGTCGACCATGCCGGCGCGCAGCGCCTCGGCCTTCAGCCCGGCCCGCAACAGGGCGGCCCGGTGGGCGGCCTGCAGCTCGGCAAGTTGGCGCTGCAGGGCCGCCACGCGCTCGTCCTCGATGGGCGGCGGCTCGGTAACCGCGTCGTCTGTCATGGCTGCTCCTCTCGCGTAATGGCGGCCTCCTCGGCCGGCACATCCTCGATGTCGTACACGTCGGCGATCGATTTCAGCGCGGCCGAACGCGACAGCAATCTGCCGTCGGTCAGGGTACGCAACGTCTGCGCGTCACGGTTGCGGTCTTCCGCGTTCGGCGTCGTCCAGCGCGGCCATTTCAGGCTCAGGCGAACGCCGGGATCGATCGGCTCGATCGGCTCGCCCTGCACGCGCAGCGGAACGGTCTGCGACGCGCGGGCGATCATGCCGGCCAGCTCCAACAGACCCGCGCCGTAGCTCACGCGCAGGCGATCGGCGAGCCAGATCAGGCCCTGGTTCATCAATTCCAGGGCCCGTCCGCTCTGCGCCGCGGCGATACGGTCCGCGCTGGCACGGTTCGCATGCACGCCTTCCAGCGCGTATTCCCGCAGCGCCCGCACATAATCGATCACGGCCTGGGCGGCGGTGCCGTTGATCTCCAGCAGTTTCGCGTCGCCGCCCTGCCCCACCACCAGCGCGTTGCCGCCGCCGCGCACCACCTCGCCCTCCGGCGCCGCCGGCTCGCGCACCAGCAGCAGCGGGTCCGAGGAGTATTTCAGCCCGCGCCCCGCCTGCGACAGCTGATAGTCGATTTCGATACCGGTCTCGATCGCGGAGGCGAAGGTGCAGGCGCCATCGATTTCGTCCGCAACCGGTCCCGGCAGGTTGCGTATCCAGGTGATCGGAACGAAACCGAGTCCATGCCGCACGCTGCGCGCCTGGTCGATCTGGGGGTCGTCGGTGGAGCTTCCCACCGGCAGCGGCACGAACCATGTCTCCGCCCCGTCATCCCACTGACGGACGAACCAGTACATCCCTTGTGGATCGCAATCGGCATAACCGCGCTGTGCCAGCAGACGCCCGGCCACCTTGTAGCGCTCCGTCACCCGCAGCAGGCGATCGGGTTCCTCGGGGTCCCATTCGGGCACCAGAAACTTCGAGTCCAGCACCCGGAAGAATACCCGTCCGCGCAGCACGCGAAACCAAATCGCGACGCTGCCCACGCTGCCGATGCGCGCCGCCTCCAGCATGACCGCGTTCAGGCGCGAGTCGCGCGCGATATCGCCCAGCACCGTGCGCGTCCGGGCGTCCGGGCAGTCGATCGTCGGAAAATGCCCATCGCCGAACAGCAGGCTTACGGAATCGTCCACGACGATACGGGCCAGCGGGTAGCGCACGCTGGGGCGGCGGTGACGCAGCTGCACATATTCGCCGCCGGCCGAGCGCTCCTCGTGGAATTCGTATGGCAGCACGTCGTACAGCCGCCCCTCCAGCACGCGGCCCAGGATATCCAGACGGCGCACGCGCTCGTCATAATCGGCGTCGATGCCGATCTGTTGGCAGATGGTTTCGAACATGCTTGCTCCGGTGCGCGCCCGCCGCGCGGCGGGGGTAACGTCGAGGTCGGGGGGCTATCGCCCGAGCAAATTCACCCGCAGCCGCCGTGCCTCGCTCTGGCTGCCCTCAAGCATGGCGAAGGCACGGGCCAGCGCGTCCACCTGATCGTCGTGGCGGCCGTGCGGGAAGTCGCGCAGCTCGTCCAGCAGCGCGGCGGTCCATGGCGCGCGGACCGCGCTCACCGCGCCCGCCTCCACCTGCGCGCTGACCGGACCGGCGCGGGTCAACTTGCTGCCGCCCTCCGGACTGGCCTGCACGCGATAGGCACCCAGCAGCCGCCGCAGATGCGCGACCTGCTGCTTGCCGGCCTGCCCGGGATCCTGCGGCAGCCCGATTGCGACGGCCCGCCCGTCCGCGTCGGCGGTCGCGACGATCGCCTGCTCGACGGCAAGCGGATTGCCGCGCAGGCGCACCACGTCCAGTACGCAGATACCCGCGGCGTGCCTGCCGAGCTTCAGTCCCACGGTCCAGTCGGGATCGCCGCCGGCCGCGGCCTCGGTCGCCGCAAGGTCCCAGGCGCGGACCACGCCACGGCATTCGGGCGCCGTCTCGCGCAGCTCGATCGACTCGGGCCGGAACAGCGTGCCCGAGTCGGGCCGCGGCCGCTGCTGGAACACCGCGTGCCAGGTGCGCTCGCCCACCGAGTGGCGCTTGCGGTTCAGCAGGACCGCGTCTTCCCACTCCGGCCACAGCGCCGCGCCGGGCGGCCGGCCCAGCGGATCGCCCTCCTCCGCCAGCGCCGGCAAGCGCAGCACGTCCCAGCGGTCGTCAGCCCCCAGCACGCGGCCGCCAAGGTCGTCCTCGTGCCAACGGGTCATCACCAGTACGATGCGGCCACCCGGCTTCAGGCGCGGGATCAGGTCCGCCTGGTACCACTGCCACAGTGACTCGCGGGCGGCGGCGCTGTCCGCCTCGGCATGGTTTTTTACCGGGTCGTCGATCAGCACCAGGTCGGCGCGCCGCCCGACAATCGGCCCCCGGACCCCGGCGGCGAAGTAGCTCCCGCCGTCCTCGACGCTCCAGCGGCCGGCGGCGCGGTCGTCCTTGGCCAACCCCAGCCCGAGCGCCGCCGCGTGCTCGGCCACCAGGGCGCGGGCGCGCCGGCCGAAACTATGCGCCAGCGCCTCGGTATGGCATGCGGCGATGATGCTGTGGCCGGGATGGCGACGCAGCCACCAGCCGGGTAGCAGCACGCTGCAATAGGTCGACTTCGCGCTGCCCGGCGGCATCACCACCATCAGCCGGTCCAGCGTCCCGTCGGCCACCCGCTCCAGGCGGCTCAGCAGCAGCCGATGATGCGCGGCCGGCCGCAGCGGGTCGAGCGCCAGCTCGGCCCATTGCGGCAGCGTGCAGGCAAACGGCTCGCCCGACGCGCCATCGCTGGTGGTGCGTCGGGGCAAGCATCTCTCCGAAAACGAAAGCGGCGGCCGCAGGGCTTGTTTGCCCCGCACGCCGCCGATCATGGCGTGAGATATACAGGAAAATGGTCCGCCCGGTCAAGGGAAAAGTTCCGCTCGATCATGCACCGCAACAAGCGCCATCGGCTCCAGGGGCGCCCGGAAGAATCGTCGGCAAGTCAGCCTGTTGCGATTCTGGATTGGCGGGCCGCTCCAGGGCGGGCCACAATACGGCCATAATCACGGCCCGGTCCCAAGCCAGTTCGGGAGATCGTTGCTGAAACTTTCGGCGGGGTCGATTAGCTGCGGATCAGATGCGATTTCAATACAAGAAAACGTGGCTGTCCGGGGAGTTGAAATTAGGGGGTTGATCTCCCCGGCCTCGGTTGATCTACTGCGCCCGCAAGCCGACCAGAGGAGTTATCGCACCGCCGCCGTTGCGCTCACGCGCCGTCCAGACGATCGAAACAACAAAAGAAGGGGCCCCTATGTTCGCACGCACGACGCTGGCGCTTATGCTGGCATGTCCGGTCGCGACCGGTGTTCTTATCTCCCCGCACTCGGCATTGGCCGAGATCCCCAAGACCTGCAGACATTCTTGCCAGACCCATAACACCCCAACCGACCGCCGCGTCTCGCATGTCCGACGCACCCGAAACGAACGCCTGGCCGCGCGCCGCGCCGCGACCGCGCCGGCCGCGACATGGGTGCTGTCGAAGCTGTATCCCGGCCCGAACGGTCTCGCCTCGCAGCCGCAGCCCGGCCTGGCCGGGCAGCCGTCGCCCATTCCGCTCGTCGCGCCCGCGCGCCAGCATCCCTGGCAGACCGGCGTCGCCAGCTGGTACGGCGGCGCGCGCTGGCAGGGGCACATGACCAGCGACGGGCATTGCTACGACGAGAACGAGCTCACCGCGGCGCATGCCAGCCTGCCGCTCGGCAGCCAGGCCGCCGAGCGGCTGATCGGCACGGATCGCGTGGTCGTGGTAACGATCACGGATCGGCCCGGTACGCGTCGGCGCGTGATCGATCTCAGCCGCGCCGCCGCCGAGAAACTCGGCATTCTGTCGCGGGGTGTCGCCACGGTGGCGATCGACCCGCTTTAGCGCCACGTTCTCACCCAGACTGATTTCAGCCTGGGTGACGCTACGCTAGGGCGAAGTCAATCGTCCGGGCGCCGCGATGCCGATGGCGCTCGCCAGCGCCTGATCCACATTCGCCGCGCCGCAGACATCGGCGACGTAGCGTCGCCCACGCGCCTCGTACGGCGCCCGCTCCGCCGGCGAGGTCAGCAGCGAGATTAGCGCGCGCGCGAAAGCCGCCGCGTCCGGCGCCGCGACGGGAACCAGGCCACGGGGAAGCCCCTCCGCGGCGATGGGTGTGCACAGGCACGCAACGCCGGCCGCGCAGGCATCCAGCACCTTGCCCTTGATGCCCGCGCCGTATCGCAACGGCGCCACGGCCACCCGGGTCTCGGCCCATAGCTCGGCGAGGTCGGCCAGATCCGGCATCAGCCGCACCCGCGCCGATGCGCGGGCGCGCAGCCAGTCGGGCATCGCTCGCCCGGCGATCAGCACCGGCACATCCGGCAGCTCGCGCCACAGCAGCGGCAACACGGCATCCAGCAGCCATGCCGCCGCGTCCTCGCTCGGGGCATGCCCGAAATAGCCCAGCAGGGCGACGGCCGCCGCGCCGCCGCACGCGGCCCGGGCCGCCGGCCGCGGGACTTCCCAGGGGACCACATAGGCCAGCACGCCCTGCCCGGCCAGGGTGTCCGCCTCCACGTACGAATGGGTCAGCACCACATCCGCCCGGCGCGCGGCGCGAAACTCGGCGGCCTCGATGTTCGGCGGGATGGGCGTGCCGTCGACCGCCCAGCGGCGGCGGGCGCGCAGCGCGTGCAGGTCCGCGAGCCCGAACACGACTCGCACCCCCGGATTGAGCGCGCGCACGGTGCCCGCGCGGCCCATGCTCGGCAGCCGATGCAGATAGGCCAGCCGCGCCCGGCCCTGCTCCTCGGCCAGCAGCGTGTCCAGGCCCGCAGGGTCGCTCGCGCGCACCCGAAAGCCGAGCCGGACGAGCGCCGCGATGTGCGACAGCGCCGCGCTGGCTCCGGCGTCCCGTCCGGGCGCCGGAACCCGGGTGTCGACGAACAGGGCGAGCGGCGGGCCCCGATCCGGCCGCCACGCTGCGGCCGGCGCGGGCGCGATCGGCACCGGCTGGAACCCGTCAACCGCGATTTCGGCCGATTCCGGCGGGTGTTCGGCAAACCAGTGCTCGAACGCCGCGCCGCCCAGCCGGCGCAGGTCGGCGCGATCCTGGCTCGCGGTCACCTCACCGATCGCCACGCCGTCGAGCCGCAGGGTGCGAACCTGGCCGCGCGGCAGCCAGCCGGCGACGCCCAGCACGTCGGCGCGCTCCAGCGCGCCGTACTCGGCCGACCCGCTCAGCGCGGCGCGCCGAAGAGGTCCGCGCCGTGCAGCAGCGCCCAGTAGATCAGGATCACCGTCTTGGCGTCGGCGATCTCGCCGCGCGCGATCATGGCGGCGGCCTCGGCCAGCGTCGGCTCCAGAATCTGGATATCCTCGCCCTCCGCGGCGAGGCCGCCGCCCGCGCCGGTCCGGTCCGAGGGCGCATAGGTCGCAACGAACAGGGCCACCCGCTCGGTGATGCTGCCGGGGCTCATATACGTGTCCATCAGTCGCCTTGGGTCGGCGACGCGCACGCCGGCCTCCTCCTCGGCCTCCCGACGGATCGCCTCCTCGACGCTGCGCCCGGCGGCCACGTGGTCGTCCAGCAGGCCGGCGGGCACCTCGATCAGCCAGCCCCGCGTCTCGGCCGCGGCATCGGGCTTGGGGTTGGCGAACACCGGAAAGCGGAACTGGCGCACCAGCAGCACGCAGTCCCGCGACGGATCGTACAGCAGGATCGCGGCGCCGTTGCCGCGGTCGTAGGTCTCGCGCCAGAACGTCTGCCACGCACCGTCGGATCGGCGATATGCCATCCTGGTGCGCCGCAGCACCGAAAATCCGGTGCGCGCCACCTCCTCCACCTCGAGGACACGCACGCGCTCCGGCAGTTCCGTCATGCCCTGGGTCCCGACCGCTGGCTCGGCCCGGATCAGGCCCGCAGCCGAGTGTGCAGCATCGGCTGTGCGCGCGCCACCGTGGCCGAGCGCATGGCGCCGACCAGGCCCCGCACGATCCAGCCGACGCCCTCCGCGTGCCAGCGCTGCACCGCCCGGTGGTCCGCGCCGAGCAGCCCGCCCAGTCGCCGCCACGAGTACAGGTGCTTCTCCGTCATCGGGCTCACCAGCGCGCGCGCACCCACGATCCGGCGCAGCACGTAGCGGTCCGCCGGGATCAGGCCGAGCCACGTCCAGGCCTCGTCCATGGCGGCGATCCGTCCGGCCGACGGCACCGGCGGGCGGAGCTTCTTGCCGGGCGCCGACTCCGCCAGTTCGCACGCGGCCCGCAGCACTTCGAGCGCCGAGGAGCGCAGCCGGGTCGACGGTCCGCTCTCCGGCAGGCACAGCAGCGTATGGCCGGCCTCCTCCAGCCGCGCGATCACATAGGCGGCGGCCGCGGCGGGGTCGGTCGAGATCGCCTGCGTCTCGCTCATGTGCCGTCTCCCCGCTGGTCGATGCCCGACTCGCCGCCGCCCGGAGTATCCCCTCGCGTATGGTCGCCTGGCTCGTTGTCGTTGGCGCGTCGCAGGATCAGGGAATCCCAGCCTTGCGTGCCGAATCCGGGCCAGGGCAGCCCCTCCAGCAGCGTGCCCGCGAGCAGAGCGCCCCACGCCGCCGGATCGCCCGCGGCGAGCGCCGGGCGATTAGGATCCGGCGGCGCCTCGCGCGATACGGAATGCTTTGCCTGCAAACTCGGCCTCCGCCCTGGTGACAAGGCAGATGTTAGCAAAACTCACGGCTTCGTGTCAACCCTATTAACGAATACGCGCTAGAGTCCCGCTTCCGAACGCCCGCGTGAGCGGGACAGCGGGACCGGGCGGTTGGAGGCGACGCAATGGCGGACGGGCGGACCGGGGAGCGAATTCGCGCGGCGCGGCGCGCGCGCGGGCTGACCCAGCAGGATCTGGCCGACGCCGTGGGCGTCAGCCGCAGCGCGGTCGCGCAGTGGGAGACGGAACGCGCCGGGCAGATTCGCGGCAACCTGTCGCGCATCGCCGCCGTGCTCGGCGTGTCCCTCGGCTTCCTGGTGGATGGCGACGACCAGACCGAGGCCGCCACCCACGACAGCGCGGAACTGGCGATGCTGCGGCTGTTCCGCGAATGCACGGAAGCCGACCGCCAGTTGCTGCTGCAGACGGCGCTGCACCTGGTCAGGAAGGCGAGCTGACCCGCGCCCGCCCCGGCCCGCCTCTACTCTCTCGTCCGGCCGGGACGCGGCCCGGCTACAGCACCGGCACGCCCAGGCGCAGGCCGCGCGTCACGGCTTCGGCGCGGCTCTTTACGTCCAGCTTCTGAAAGATCGCCTCGAGATAGTATTTCACGGTGTGCGCCGAGATGCCCAGGCGCCGGGCGATCGCCTTGTTGCTCTGCCCCTGCCCCACCAGCGCCAGCACCTCGACCTCGCGCGGCGTCAGCAGCGGGCGGGCCGCCGGCTCGGGCGGCGCGAAGCCCGCCGGCTCGCGCGCGTCGCCGGGCAGCCGCACCGACAATCCCTCCGCCAGCGCCGCCGCCGCCGCCACCACCTGACGCTCCGAGGCGCCGAGCGGCAGCACCCCCGCCAGGGTCTTGTCGGCGGCGAGTATCGGGTCGTCGGTCAGCACCAGCAGCGCGCCGTCGAACGCGGCGGCATCCGGCGGCAGAGGCTCGCCCGGGCGCACCTCCACCAGCAGCACGTCGGCCGTCTCCTCGCCGACCGCCATCGCCAGAACCCGCTCCAGCCCGCGCCGGCGCAGCGGGTCGCGCACGCGCAGCGCGACCCGGGCGGGCGAGGCGGCGACGGTGCCAGCCTCGGTCACGGCCGCGAGCACCGCGCTCATTGCGGGCGCGCCGCGACGGTCACGCTCACCGTCGTCATCTCGCCGCCGCGCACCAGGCTGATGGGCAGGCTCTGCCCGACCTTGTCCGGACTCAGCAGCCCGGCCACCGTGCGCGGGTGCGCGACCTTCGTCCCGGCGATTTCCACCAGGATGTCGCCGGGCAGCAATCGGCCCGTCGCCGGCGCCTCTTCGGCCAGGCTCATCACCATCAATCCCCCCTCGGCGCCGGCGCGCGCCGCGATGTCGCGCGGCAGCGCCACCTCCTGCAGGCCGACGCCGAGCCAGCCGCGCCGGCCGCCGCCATGCGCCAGCACCTGGTCGGTGGCACGGGCGATCGTGGCCGCGGGAATCACCATCACGTCGCGCCGCGGCCCGAACGTGGACATGCCCAGCAGGCCGCCTTCGCTGTCGACCACCGGGCCGCCCTCGGCCGCCGGCGGCAGCCGCACGCCGATGCGCACCAGCCGGTCGATCCGCCCGCCCCGCATGCTCTCCCAGGCCGGCCCCAGCACCTCGATCGGGCCGAGCCGGGCGGTGGCACTGCCCTCGCCATCGCTGCCGATCGCCAGCACCAGCGCGCCCACGCCGGCCGCCTCCGCCATGCGATGCGTCGCGGCCAGCGCGGTCAGCCGCAGCACCGCGACGTTGGTCGCGGCATCGCGTCCGACCAGCGTCGCATCGACCCGCGCCCCGCCGGGCAGGATCGCGTCATAGCGTTCCGCGCGCGGCAGGCTCTGCTCGGAGGTGACCAGCAGATTGTCGCGCCAGATCACCCCGCTGACATGGCCACGGCCACCCCACGACACGGCTGCCACCAGGGGCGACGCCGCGCGCACCCGCGCCTGCAGCGCCTGCGAAAGCTCGGACAACGCGTCGGCCATGGCCGAAAACTCCTGATCGCTCATGCCACCAATGTCGGTGTCCACATGGCGTCGCGGTATCGGCTGGATGGCGGGGAGCGAACGCCGGCGCGGCGGACTGGCGCGTCCGCCG